CACGTAGTCCACCCACCATTTAAGGAGCGTAGCTTTCTCCGCAGTTCTCTCCGCGAGCTAACGGATAACGGTAAGATTAAGGAGTGGATCGAGGGTCCGATATTAGAGGCTCTAGGTGGATGAAACTTGGGCTCAATGGTTTCGCCAGAACTTCGACAAGATCCTCTTGTTCACGGCTTGGTTGATAGGACTTGGGTTCGTAATTTACTTGATGCACCGTTCCGCTGAGCCGTCTATTCTTGCTTGGGGCCGTGAAACCGCTGGGACGATTATGGGAGCATTTCTTGGATTGGTTACAGGTTCCCGGCTTGCCGCGCACTCCGGGTCAAGTAGCGGAGATCCGCAGGTAGTCGTTACTCCGTCTACTCCATCGATTACAAAGGTTGAAGTAGATAACAAAGAGATACCAAACAAAGAACTCGTCACCACGATTCCTTCTAAGGAAACGGAAGGCGATTTGAAAAAATAAAAGGAAACAAAAATGAAAATACAGGGTTCAGAAATTTGTCGCGTTGTTGCTCTAGTCATGTTCGCCATGGGAGCCTGGTCCCGTTGGTGGGGAACAAGCGATCTGCGCGGCCCTTACTATGGTAGCTTCGTTTCGGCTGGGCTGTTTTTCTTTACCCTTTCGACGCTTCTAACCTAAGACAATACTGGTTATGAAGAGTTCTCGCGAGACCATATACCAGGCAGTATTCGATCTCCTTACCAAGTCTCTGCTAGCTGGCGGGCAGCTCACTAGTGCTAGTAGGAAGTTTCGGCCTATGCCGATGGTGAAGCCAGGTGAGACGCCGATTTTGATGGCCGTGCAGTCGAGCGAGGAACCAACCGGATTGAATAAAGGTAATATCGCCATGCCGTACGCATGGGAGCTGCGTCTGTTTGCGGTGGTGTATGTAATGGCGGCCCCCGCCGACCCGGACTTCATACCGGCAAGCTATCTGAATCCGATACTCGATTACATCGAGAGTACATTTCCACCTCAGCAGCTTGCGATGCCCGGCAATCCGGCTACGGGATACCAGCGCAATACGCTTGGAGGATTGCCGGGAGTATACCAAGCTTGTTTGGACGGAAAGGCCGAGTTCGGATTCGCCGAGGGGGTGATCGCTCCCAACCAGTTCATGTCCGTGCCGTTGAAGATTATAGCGCTATGAAGCATCCTATACCGAAACTGACCGATGAGGATATGGAGATGTTCGCTCCGACGGACGATGCCGTACTGGCCCGGATAGAGGACATACTGTCGCAGTCCGTCAAGCTCAGCGGAGCTACGTTGGGGTTGTTGGAGGGCGTGAGGCGTAAGCTAGCGCTGGCTCCGAAGATCTACCCGATACTGACGCTGATCCCCCGCCGAGGCGGAGGGTATCTCACTTCTTTCGCACGATCTCGGTTGGCGGATCTTCGGTTGGAGTTGATACGGGGAAACCATCACCAGTCGAGTTCGGGCGAGGAGCTTCTCGTCTTGGTCACTGAGTCGCTGGCTGCTGCCGGACCCGTTAAGTGGCAGCTCCCAAACCGGTTGGACCAATATACGCGCGTGGGTCAGGCGGAGCGCAAGAAGATTGACAACATCTATATGTGGATGTGCCGCTTGATGCAGGAACCGGGCGCGCAGGAAAAGACTCAGGAAGCTGAGTACCGGATATAGTTTTACCAGTTTGCTTAAGGTATAATAGGTCTATGGAGATCTATTGCGCTACGAACACCGTGAACGGTAAACGGTACGTTGGGAAGACTCTCACCACATGGCAGCAACGTTGGAAGATACATTGTAATGATGCCCGTAAAGGTTCGAAGTACCCGATCCACTGTGCTATCAGGAAGTACGGGGCAGAAGCCTTTCAGATTCGCCGGATATGTTTGGCAACCGCGAAAAACTTGGATAGCCTTGAGAAATATCACATCAAGCGTCTGAAGTCTAACATACGAGGTTTTGGTTATAACTTAACAAACGGCGGCGACGGCATTTGTGCCCCGATGTCAAAGGCGATGAGAAGGAAGATTAGTAAAGCATTAACAGGAAGGCCACTTCCACAGTCAGCCCGTGATAAGCTCTTTCCACGCCCGCCGGAGATAAGAGAGAAAATTCGTAATAGTCTCCTCGGAAAAATTGCTTCAAAAGCTACACGTAGGAAGATGAGTACGTCTCAGCTCCGTATTGGTAACCGTCCTCCTTCTCGTATCGGTACGGTACATTTACAAGAAACGAAGGATAAAATCGCGAAGGCGCACACAGGACTACACCACGGTAGTAAAGCTCGGAAGGCCATGCGCGAGAATCATAAGGGAATGTTAGGTCGTACGCATAGTGAAGAGACTAAGCGTAAGATGCGAGAAACTTGGGCGGCAAAACATACCGCCGCGTCTCTTATCTAAAACTGAAACCAGGAAATTAAACGTATGCCGTCAGCAGCAGTTGTTGAATTTTATCAGTTCGGAATCGGCTCGGCATTTGCCCGTCCTTATGGCATCAACGCGGCAGGAAATCCGACGCCGCAACAGATGGTGACACTCCAGGATATCTCTACGGAGTTCACCTTCGCCAACAAGCCCTTGATGGGCCAGTACCAATATCCCGTCGCAGTCGCTCGCGGCGAGGGAAAAGTGGATATCAAGATCAAGTGGGCGCGGCTGGGACTCAAGCTTTTAAATGATCTCATGTTCAGCGGCACGGTGCAGACCGGGCAGGACATCATCGTCCCGAACGAGCAGCACACGGCGGCGGCGACCATCACCATCGCGCCTCCCGGCTCCGGTACGTTCGTAGCTGATCAAGGCGTGCTTGACGCCAACGGCAACCAGATGGAATTGGTGACGACGGCTCCGACACAGGGTCAGTATGAGGTAGTGAATAGTACCGGCGTCTACACGTTCGCTAGCGCCGAGACTGGGACCATCCAGATTAGCTACGTATATAGCTTGACGACCGGCCATAACGTCGCCATCCCGAACAAGCCGATGGGTGCCCAGCCGCTGATCGAGCTGTGGGTATTCAATAACAACTGGTCGAACAACTTGGCCATGCGTTTTCCGGGCTGCACTTTCACCAAGTTCGGAATCCCGCAGAAGAACACCGATTGGTCAATCCCGGATTACGAGTGCTCCGCCTTCAGCGACAGTTTGGGGAATATTTGTTATATGTACTCGGACTGACCTAGAACGTCTAGGGGAGCGTTAAGCGTCTTTCCAAGTGAGCCCTTTCTTGATAAACCAAACGGTGGCCGGAGAGACATTGTACTGTTTCGCTATAGTGGTATCCGGACGTTTATCGCTTCGAATTTCTCTTGCTTGGATTGCTGTAAGTTTAGCTCTTCCATTTTTCTCTCCCTTCGAATATTCCGCGTCCGGATGGAGTTTTGACCAATGCCGCTCGGGGTGTTTTACTAGACCATGGTTAGCTCCCCGAGCTACCTTGTCAGGATGTAGACGGGAGGCGCTACGGTCCCCTCTCGCGATTCGTTCTGGGTGTTTATGCAGTCCGTGGTTTTCGCCACTAGCCATTCGCCCTTTACTGACAGCATCATCCATGTTGTCCTGATGTGTTCCCTTGAAAATATGGGATCCGTTACTACAACCTTGGTTATCGCATTTATGACAAGCGAATAACGGGAATGGGTCTTCTCCGTACGTAAGAAAGTATGCGATGCGGCTCGCACGTAAACGTCGAACTCCCTGATCGGTTTTAACATAAATAAATGGACAGGGATTACCATCGAACCAGGGCCAGCATTCATCTGGACCTTTGACAATAACCTTCGAACGAAAGCGAGTTATGTCCGCTGGTGTTAGCGGCGGAAGTGGTTTCGGAGCCTTCGGGTTTTCTTTCATATAACCATTATACTACTACGCTTATCTGTATACGGACTAAATGACCCTTCTCAACGAAAAAGCAAAGCACCGGGGCGTTGCCTTCGAACACCTCGACGGGTGGATTATTATTCCACCGCTCACGGTCGGTCAGATGCTCGACCAGAAGATAGCGGAGGCGATGGACCTGAATACTCCGGTCCCGTTCTCCGCTCCTCCAGCGGAGGCAGACGTGGAAGATCATGTGAATTATCTTTCAAAGGTCAACGCCTTCGTGCGGGCGCGAGCTGACGCCTTTAAGACGGTGATCCATTCCGCAGTACTCCGCAACTACCCCAACATGAGCGATGCGGAGTTCGAGGAGTTCGTGACACTCGACAACTACCGCGAGGCGTTCGCGGCGGCTACCGGCAACAGTCCCAAGGAGACGAAGAAGGTCAGAAGCCCGGAAGAGCTGGCGCCCCGGTAAAGAAATGGGCCGACATAGATTGGCCCGTCATACTAGGGCGCGTAATCAATGCTACGGGGTGGACCTATGATACGATTTACTCCCTCACCCTTCCCGAACTGAATGACTTCCTTGAATATATCAACGATAACCCTCCTCTGGTGGAACAAGGACTCGACCAACTGCTGCTTGTCGGGCTCAAGCTTAAGCGTGGTAGTTCTCGGGCTCAATCGGGCGGGCAACGGGCCTCTTCGAACGAACGGCCTCCGAAGGAATTCTGTGGTGATCCGAGGAACCTCCCTCGAAGCATCCCCCGCTGCGGGCCTATCCCGGAGTATGCCAAGGCGATGATGAAGCGTACGGAAGAGCTGATTCGACAGGCCGAAGCCGCCGAGCGGGCGGAAGCGGGCGGTACGATGCCCGTTGCCAGCGCTACGGAGCCCAAGGCTAGCCCGGAAGGGGGTTCCCCACCCCTAACTACCCCCCGGTACCCGAAGGGCTTCCCTGGGTTCCCTACGCGCTAAAGGTACACATGAACGATAGAGTTTTTACGGCACGTTTAATCTTGGTAGTTTGTCTCTGGGCCGGTATCGTAGGGCTACAGGGGTTCGCGGATACCAAGTCCGAGGCTGATCTGAAGGCCCGGTTGGCCGCTTCCGAGTCCGCCCGAGCTACGGCGGAAAAAGAAAAGGCAGCGCTCGCCGCAACGTTGTCCAAACTGGCAGCATCAAGAGCTACCGCGACAGACGCGGTAAAAACCGCATCGAAAACAGCCCAGCAGAATTCTGGAGAATTACTGAACACCGCTCAGGATAGCTACGCTTTGGCGTTGAGAGCATTGACGGAATCTACCTCTACAGCGCAAGGGGTGCGGGATCAGTCGCAAAAGCTTCAGGAAACGATTGAGCGTAATTCTCACAGCGCTAACCTATCCCAAGTCTATATCTTGGTAGGAGGAATTCTTGCGTTTTGCGGGACGTGGATAGTTGCTATGAGGGACCGTAGATGGGCGCGTAAGGATGCCGAAGATGCACGCGAACTCGCGGCGGAGGTCGCCAAATCACAGGGCGGAAAACTCGACCAGATCCATACGCTGGTGAACAGCAGCATGACGGCGGCGTTGGTATCGGAGTTAGACGCACGTAGGCGCGACCTCGTGTCGCTGCAAGAAATCATGAGCCTCCACGATGCGGCGGGGACCAAGCCGACCCAAGAAGCGCTGCGGGTAATTACGACGGCGAAGCGCGATATCGCTGAACTCGAAGCTTCCCTGGATTATAGGTTGAAATCTACCGCCATCGCCACGGCGGAGCTGAAGAAATCCGAGAAGATATGAAGTGGCAGTATTACAGACATCGGAGAGGATCTGCACATCGGTTTTGGAGCTAGAGGATTCCGGAGTGCACAGTTCTTTGCAGTCCGGGCGAGTTAAGCGGGTCAAGATCAAATGCTGGCTGCTGGCTGGGCACAAGTTCTGCCATCAATTCTCCGGCAAAGTCGGAAACATTAAGTACGTAGTCGAGTGGAAGGAGGAAACATGATTTTACTTCTCATCGTTTTGCTGTTTGTTTTTGGCGGCGGGTTCGGCTATTGGGGGCACAACCGATGGGGCAACGAAGTTCCTTGGTCTGGCCCCGGCATCGGGATCGGAACCATACTTATTATCTTGCTACTGTTCTGGATTCTCGGCGGGCGGTTATGAAACTTCTTGTATTATTGCTTTTGATCCCGATTCCTGCGGGCGCGCAGACGGGAAAGTTCCAGGACGGCTACGCGGCAGTCGATCACGGAGTCTCCGTCCGTATAGTCCACATTCAGCACAGCGCAGACTCTCGATGTACGGCGGACAGAAACTGTCCTTGGGTGCTTATCTGGAAGTTGATCGGGCACTTCAAAACCGTGCGTACGGCAGAGATATCCTTAACGGCCGCAGGATTCAACTTTCCCGTTAAGACCGTCACGGTGGGATGGTCGAAGTTGGATGCTAACAACCCGGTATTTACGGTCCCACTAGCGACGGTTAGCCAAATAGACTTCATTCTTTTCAACGGTACTAAGCAGGTAAGTACCGCCACTTTCCAATAGCGAACACATGGCCGATCTTATCACCTCGGTAGAAATTCGTGCGACGGAGAACGTCTCTCCCGCTTACGACGCCGCCATCAAGGCGAACGAGGGGTTCGTGGCGTCCGTGGCGAACATGGCCACGTCCGTCACCGAGGGGGAAAAGCAAGCCAATGATGCCGTAGACGCAACCGTCGGCAGCTTCCAGCGCGTCCGTAACCAGCAGGAGCAGATAGAGCGCGATTGGATCGACGCGATCAAGCATAACACCGATCTTATCGTGGAAGAGGAAGCTAAGCGGCTGAAAGCTATCCAGGACGCGGCGGATAAAGCCGCTGCGGCGGAGAAGTCTTTTGGTGAGACTATTGGCAACTCGCTCGCCCATCCGTTACAAGCTGCCGGGGACATTGCGAAGGGGTTCATTGCAGAGGTCGGAATGGTCGGAACTGTTGCCCTCGGAGCCGCCGCTGGGTTAACTTTACTCGCTACGGAGGGGTACGGACTCGTAAAGGCCGAGGGAGAGGAAGCCCGTAGCACACAGAATCTTGCCTATCGCTTGAACCTCACGTTCGAGGAAACAAAGCGCCTAAGTGAAATGGCCGCACTAGTCAACGTAAATATCGACAGCTTAGCGCGTGTGAGTATTCGATTAGCCGACGCTTTAGAACACCCCGCTACGACGGGCAAGAAGGTTTCTGAATCCCTGAAGAGTATCGGGGTAGAGGGGAATACCAGCGGACAGTTACTCCTCGGTATGCTTGAGAAGCTCGCGGCGATACCAGACGCTACTGAGCGTATCGAGAAAGCTGGTGAAATCCTAGGCAAGCGTCAGGCGGCTATGCTCCAGCCACTAATAGCTGATTGGGGGCACTTAGCCGAGGTCATTGATCAACTCGGAGGACACGTAGATGAGAGCTTAGTAAAGAATCTCCTAGCCGCTAACGAGCAGATCAATACTGCCGGCGTCGCGTGGGATCGCTTCAAGGAGTCTTTGGCCGCCAAGATCGCGCCTATCGTGATTAAAGTCATCCCCGTGCTCACCGATGTACTAGTCGGGAAAGAAGCAACAGAGAAATCCATCGACGCCGAAATAGCGCGGGTGAAAAAGCAGATCGAGGAAAACGCTAAGAAGGAACTTGCCGCTCCTAAGGAGAAGTCCGGAGATGTCTTGAAGGGCGAGAAGCCTAAATCTCTTGGCGATATCTTCAAGGGGGAAAGCGCTGGGTCTTTGTTTGGAGCTAGCGGACTAGAAGGCGCTTCGCGGGAAACCGCCGAGTTGCAAGTACAGCTCAAGCTCCTCCAAGCGCAAAAGGAGCAGTTCGCCGGTATTAGGGAGGCTAAGGAGCGATCCGAAGAGTACAATAAGCAAATTGACAAGGGGTATCAGGAGAGCGCGGATCGCTTCAAAGCGGCGCACGCCCACGACGCTGATGTTCTGAAAGAATCTCTCTCCCAAGCTGAGAAAGTTCGTAAAGAATCGATGGCTTCCCTGGAGTCTGGCAAGCTTGGCCCCGAAGAACAAGTGGCGGCGAATGAGAAACTCCTAAAATCGACCGAAGATATCGCTCGGTTGAAAAAGGAGATCGCTACCGCGTCTCAAGATCCTGCCCGCACACAGGAGGCTGAACTTAGCGGAGCACTGGCACACCAGAAGCATCTCATAGAATTAGAGCGTACCGCCCTCGCAGAGAAAGGGAAAACCCGCAGAGATTTCGCCAACGAACAGCTTTCCGAAACGATGGCACTGAACGAACGCGAGTTAAAGGTGACGCTCGATTCTCTGGAATCCAAGCGCGCTCTGGAGTTGAAGAAGCCGGTCGCCAGCCGAGACACCACCATCGATAATCAAGAGCAAGCCGCTCGGGACAAGAAGGCGAGCGAGGATCAAAAGGCTGGGGAGAAGTACCGCGAGGAGATAAAGAAAAGTTCGGACGAACTAGATCGCGCTGAGACCGTTCGAGAGTCTGGTGAAAACGCGCACCAGAAGCGCATGACCGAACTCGTCATAAAGGGTCTCGATGAGCAGCTTACCGCCCAGAAGATCAATGCGGACCAGTGGCTCGCTTCCGTTACCGAGGCGCAAGAACGTGAGTTTCGCGGGCGCTCTGCCGGGCTATCGCGTAAGAAAGCAGAAGCTACTAATAACCTTGCGGAAGGAACTGGTAAGCCTGCCGACGTAGAGACTGCGCGTAATGCGATTACGGCCTTAGCCGATGAACGGGAGGCGGCGCGGCAGCGCGACCAAGCTACGTACGAAAAAGACGTTGATAAGAAAGCTGAGGCGGATCGTAAGCTGGATGACTTGATTTTGAGCCAGCGCGTGGCACACGAAGCGCGTATGCTCGCAGCCGAAAAGGACCGCTTGAACGCCGAGGTAGGGGATGCGGAGATTTCCGCAGCGAAGCGCTTGGCTTTATCACAGGAAGCTGAGAACGCCGAGTTTAAAGCGGCGATGGATGCACTAAATGCCAAGGCCGCGAACGTAGGCGGGTCCGGTCCTGCCGACCGCACGGACAAGCAGAAGGAGGAACTCCAGAAGCTCCTCGGCGACATGGAAAAGTTGTACGACGAGCATAACCTCCGCATGCAAGAGTTTTCCGAGAAAGCCGCTAAGGAGTTGATGAAGCCGTACGACCAAGCCATCGACAAGATAGCCGGGGAGTTCGACAGTGGGTTCGCGAGGATGGCTAGTGGGCAGCAAGGTTTGGAAAAAGCTTTTTACCAGACGGGGCGCAACATCGAGCTGAATTTCGTAACATCTCAGGAGCGGATGCTCACGAAGTTTCTCGCCACACAATTAAAACAGGTTCTCGAAAAGTCATTAACTATCGCTCAAATGGATGCGATAGATAGCGCTTCCGGTTTAAAGAAAGAGGCACTGTATATTAAGGATTTCGTAATGTTTGTGGGGCACGAAATCCAAAAGCTGTTCGCGCATAAAGCCGCTAAAGCCGCTGAAGTATCTACCGACGTCGGTGCGGCGGCTACGGCTAAGGCTGCGCAAGCTGAAGAGGGTTCTGGAAATGCTGGATTAGCAACTAGCGCGATGGGGTTAGCAGCTACCGAAGCTGCCGCTGAGGCCGCTCCCGAAGGTCCAGAAGCCGCTATTGCCGCTGGAGCTACTATTGTGGCGGCTCTTACTCCGTACGTTACTATGGCCGGAGCGGGAGCAGGCGTAAGTTCCGCCGCACAAGGTTGGGACGTTCCAGGAGGTCAAGGACTATATCCCGCACTTTTACATCCGAACGAGAAGGTACTTTCTGCTAGTTTTAGCCAGAAGGTTGAGAAGGCTGCGGCGGGACCGGGCGGAGGTAACGGAGACACCCACAATCACCTCTACATGACTATCCCGCCAGGAGCTAAGTCTAGCGATATAGATAACACACTAGACCATTTACGGCAGCTTCACAAGAGCGGGCGTACGCGATTCTTGTTCTCACGAAATTAATCTTATGAAATATCGATGGATATTAGGTAGAGGAACTTACGGGAACGTGTATTGGGAAGAAGGGATTTGTACAAATACGTTAGATGCGATCTTTACGTTACGAGTCGATGAAGCTCATTTTAACTCCATCCCGAAATTTATTCGCCGCCTTAACCGCTGGGCGAGTAAGATATCAGACTCCGCGCATATCGGGGGTTAGTTCTTAAATGAGCAACGCACTCTTCCCTTCCCATAGCTTGATCGGCCTCGCGTGGCCCGTGCTGCGCGAGCCTATGTTCGACACGATAGTCAATCGATCCGCCAGCGGAATGGAGTCCCGCATCGCACTGTACTCCTCTAGCTTGTCGAAGTGGACCTTACCCTTCAACTATCTGTCGCAAGATGTCGGAAGCGTGATGCCGTGGTCCGCCGCCGACCTGAAAACCTTAATGGGATTCAACAACCAGCGCTTCGGCATGTGGGACAGCTTCCTGTTCGACGACCCCACGGACGACGTTAATATTGGTGGTCCGGCATATAATACGAACACGTTCGCGCCCGGAGGTGACGGTACCACGACCACCTTCCAGCTCCAGCGCAGTTACGGAGGTTCTATCGATCCGGTCTACAACATCAACTCCGGCGGAGTGAATTCTCTCAGCTTAACGGCGGGCGGGTCCTTATATACTTTTGCCTATCTAACGTTTGGCGGGGCGGGTACCGGTGCGGCTGGGTACGCGGTGGTTAGCGGAGGTGCCGTGGCCTCCGTGGTACTTACCAGCGCGGGCGTTGGGTACAGCGGTAGCGTTCCCGTGACGGTGCATGGAGATGGATCGGGCGCGACGGTAACCGCTTCTCTCACCCCGAAGGTCTATTATAACGGAACGTTGCTTCCAAGTGGGGTCCTACCAACATACGTAATTGGTTCTACGGGAATTATAACTTTTAACTTTGCGCCTTCTCCCGGAGCGTTAATTACGGCGGACTGCGCGTTCTTTTGGCGCGTGCGAATGGACTCGGATTCCATCGAGTATTCCAACGACTATGCGTCGATCTGGAGCGCAAAGAAAATCGTGTTGTACCAAACACGTAACTAGGGTTACATGCTTCCAAATTCTTCCAGCTTTAATCAGCCAAATTGTTCCGTATGAGACTCCGTAGCTTTCCGCAATTTTCTTAATTGGTCTCAGGTCTCTACGAATTTTTCGGACTTTATTATCGGTGAGTTTAGATTTCCAGTGTTCCTCACCTCGCTTTAATGCTTCTGGATGCGTTTGAGACATGTGATCTTTACCGCGCAGAATTCTTTCTGGGTGTAATTTCGTCCAGTGTTTATTCCCCTTAGGCCAGTTGCTTACTAGGCGGTTTTTCTGTAGCGCGTCATCAGTATTATCTTTATGGGTTCCCTTGAAATAATGCTGGGCGTTACAGCATGGTGGGTTATCGCATTTGTGGCAAACGAGTAGCGGGTAAGGGTCCTCTCCGTAGTGTAGGAAGTAAGCTATTCTGGATGCCCGATATCCTTTTCTTCCAATATGAAATATCGGGTACCCACAAGTTTTATTTTTCCACGGCCAGCATTCATTCGGGCCACGTTTATCAATTCGGCTAAGAAATTTCTTAAGTTGGTCCTCGGACAGCAGCGGTATGGGGCGAGGTGTCTTACAATTTACGGTAAAATTAACGGTAGCCATCTGCGTTCTCCTTTTCAGAACACTCTTGGTAGGGACGGAGGGCGCGTCAACGCTCTCCGTGCTCGCTTACTTTTTTAGTATACCGTATAATATTTTAGAGGCTGTATACATGGGTGGCCTTAAAAAGCCCTGTTGCTAGGTTAGGCTCCGAAACAACCGGCCTCCGAAATGATCGTCGTCTTTGGTTCCAGACTCGCCTGATGTTAGTATCCCGTTCAAAGGAGGCGAGCGTACGACCCTAGGGAATCTTTGAATAAAGGCGGCGGTTATGTAACGCTCGTAACGCACTGAGGCGCAAGTGTGCTTAGCACCGACGGGCTGTTTGCCCTTTGCGCCCTTAAAACATACTCCGGATGTACGCCGGATAGGGGGCTCAGGCTTCTGGCGGTAAACGCACTAGTGCGGCCCAGCCCCCACACAAAGATTGATGATGACCGGACTTGATCACATTTCGGACGCGGGTTCGACTCCCGCCACCTCCACCACCATACTTATGGGGGTGCCCCGGTTTCGACGGGATGTGTTGAGGGTTCGCGAGTCAATAGGCAGGCGACTACCTTGACAGCGCAAACAATAAAGGCCAAGCCCAATAGCTTTGATATGCCCCTTGCGGCCTAAACAGCCCTAGAAGGCGGAGTTCTTTCCGGTTGTCCTCGGCAACAGAATACAACCGGAGTAAAATATTCCATGGGCAATGTAATTCCATTCCCGCTACGTAGACCGGATCTCGACGTTTGCGACTGCGGGGATTACCGCCGTGATCACGATGAACTTGGTTGCATACTCTGCCGCGCCTTCGGAAACGGAACTTGTGGGTATGAGCCGCTTTGTAAGAGCTTTCGTTTCTCTCGCGTTTCTTCGGATTCCGAAATTAAACTACGACAAAAGTTAGAGGCTACGTATGAGTTCCACCGATAATCCACTCGCAGGTAGCGTTACTATCCTCTGCCCCTACTGCTCGGACCCACGGCCCGAAGGCGCGGAGTCTCCCGTGTGCGATAAGGAGGAGTGCCAGAAGCGCCACAAGCAAGGACTCTCCGTCCGCGAAGCTCTCCGCAAGGACAAGCCCGCTTGGAAGAACGTGAAGTGAAACTCTCTTCTACCCAGCTCCAGGCATTCCTCGCCAACCGCGTGAACACAGGCAATCCGGCCAACGTATTCACCGCAGACCTCTATACTTTCTGCACCGGTAGCGGGCGCACGAGCTTGAACGAGAATCACACGCCCGTGGGAGGCTCCGTCTCTATCACTCCTCCCACGGACGGCCTCGGCATCCACGGTACCTATCTCCAGGATCTCGGGGCGCGGGAAGCTAATGGGGACTGCCTCAAGCTGGTTACCTCCGGTCCCACGAGCGGGCAGTATGTAGTAAGCGGCTCCACGTACACATTCGGGGATAGCAATCCGAAGTTGATCTCATACCTGTTCTACGTCGGAGCGACTTATGGACTCCCAACTCCGACGGTACTGCGGCTATGTTCTGCTGACCAGAACATATCAATTTGGGGACAGATTTTTAAATCCGCTGGACAATCAAATAATCCAGGCGCTACACCCCAAGCAGCGATTCAGCGTAGTAAACTCCGCGTCTCTACCGGGCTGGAAGTCACAAACCTCCAGGTAGATCTGTTTGCGGACCCTACTAATACGGTGAACAACTCCCCGATACTCCAGCAGATCGCCAACGGGATGTTCGACGGAGCGGTGTGCTACGTTCAGCGCCTAATCATGCCGACGTGGGGACAGCCCATCCCCGGAGGGATATTAGAGTCCGGACTCCTTATTCTATTCTCCGGCAACATTGCGGAGCAGAAGGCGGGGAGAAGCAAGGCGACTCTTACCGTCCGCTCCCGCACGGAGCTTCTTAATACCCAGATGCCACGCCGCTTGTTCGGGCCGGGATGTCAACATGTTTTATTTGATGTCGGCTGCACGCTGAACCCAGCGAGTTTTCTTCAGACCGGGCAAGCTCAGGCCGGGAGCAATTTCTCTACCATCCAGACTAACCTCAATACCACGACGTTTCCGGGACCGATAAGCCCTCCTACAGTCAGCCCCGGAGTCGGCTCTACCACGATTGCAAATCTCAACCTGAATCCAACGCAGTACTGGGTTGTCGTCACATACGTTGGAAAGACAGGCGAGACGACTCCGAGTCCGCAGACTACGATTAGCCTCGGGCAGAACCGCTTGCTCCAGGTGACGATGCCGACGGGCGGAGCGGGCGTGACCGGATTCAACGTGTACGCAGGTTTGTCTCCTGGAGATTGGGAACTTCAGACGCCGACTCCACTCACGATTGGCAGCACGTGGACCATGAGCGGAAACGGTATCGGTACGGGTCCGCCGCCGCCAATAATTACAAATTCTGGATGGTTTGATTTAGGAGTTATCTGTTTTACCAGCGGTGTTCTCGCGGGGCAGTGGAGACCGGTCAACGTTTATTTGGGAGACGGAAGCGTGAACGTGGTACCAGCCTTCCCTGTTTCTCCAAGTTCTGGGGATAGTTTCAACATACTTCCCGGATGCGCGCGAACGCCCGTGGTGTGCCAGCAGAAATTCAATAACCTCATCAACATCGGCTCTTTCCCGTACATTCCAGATCCGTCAACTGTTATCTAGTATAGTTAGCTTATGGAAATGACAGTTGCCTCTGTGGTAGAAGCTATACAGCGTACCCAAGTCGTTGAGGAAGCCGAGACCTGGCTAGGCACGCGCTTCTGCATGAACGCATGCGTCAAGGGAGCCGGAGTAGATTGCTGCCGACTCGCGCTCGCCTGCTATCGCGAGGTTGGATTAAAACTCCCCGATCCTGACGTCTTCCGGTACTTCGCCAGAGATTGGCATCTGCACACGAACACCGAGGACCTGATCGAGACGTTGGAAGAGTTCCTCTACGATTGTGGGCATATTTGCACACAAAGTCCCATCCCCGGTCCAGGGGATCTTGCGGTATTCAAGATTGGGCGCGTCTACAGCCACGCAGCCATCGTGGTCCAATGGCCCAAGGTGATCCACGCGCTCAGCGGACGCTCCGTGGAATATGCAGATGCACTGAAGGCTCCGCTAGCCGGGCACTCTGTTCGATTCTTCAGCCCGTGGAGATAGCTTGTGTACTCACGAAATGTTGCACTAATCCTTATGATAATGGTCGCATCTATCCGTGAGTATTGGGACGAAGAATGTTTTCGTCTTATTACGGTGAGTAAATCCTTCGGGGAAGTTCAGCGCTACCTACACGAAGTCGACCTGAGGAGAGGATAATGGAATCCGTGCCCGAACTCGTTGCACGCGCCGTGGCTGAAGAGCGCGAAGCTTGTGCTACCCTTTCCAATAGATATGAAAAGGAATGGGACGGTAGGGCTAGCGAATTAGAAGTAGGTAGCCCCCGTGAGCAGTATTTTGCTGGAAAAGCTACGGCGGCTTTACAAATAGCTGATGCTATTCGTAACCGCCCCGTGAAATCTATTTTCGATTACGCTCCGAAACATTGATGGCCCGCGTCCACAAAGTAACCCACCCGGTGCTCGGCCCCGTCACCTGGAAAGAGATGCAGGCTGCTCACGCCGTGATCAAGAAGGAACTCGGGAGGCGGGTTTGCACTTGGTGCCATACAGATATTAAACTCCCAAGACGAACCCGGTGCGGAAGCCGGAAGTGTACTGGAATGATCTGGCAAGCACAATCTGCTAACCGCTGTGCGACGCTCTGCCTCCGGCGCGAACCTCGGTGCCGATTATGTGGAAAACCAGCGATGGAAGTTGACCACATTATCCCCGTTTCCCTCGGCGGTCTCGGGGACCAGTCTAACCTTCGGAGCCTCTGCCGATCCTGCCACAAGGCTGCTACCGCCCGTTTGCGCAAGCTAGGCAAGCACTATAAGGCATAAAACCTCCGTAAAGAGGTCTAGCAGCCCCAAGGTTAAGCCGGAAACACTTTCCTACCCCTAACTACCCTTTAACCTCCTTCGAACGCACCTTGGGCTTCGTAGCGCCAAGTTTAAACTCCAATGTCCTTATTTTCCCCCACAAATAGTACACAACCCAACGAATTGTTCGGGCTCCCGGTACAATTTAGCGCTTTTGGGAAGTGCATCCCGATATGTTACGGTACCGTGAAGCTTGCTCCAACAATCCTCTGGTTCGGGGATTGGACTGCGACTACGGGCGGCGGGAAGTTCGGGACCGGGAAAGGAGCCAGCGGGAAATCCGGCGCGCAGCAGTACGACTATAAGGCGGCTCTCATAATGGGTCTCTGTACCGGACCTATCCAAGGTATATCGCGGATATTCGTGGACAAGGCTGTTCTCACCGTTACTAAATGGACCGAAACGGTGACCGTGCCGAGCGGCGGATTGGTAACGCCTACGGGAGCATCCGGATATGTGGCCGATCTCGGGGCTGCGCGATTAGATAGTTATAGCCACACGGCGAATGATTTCGGGTCTCCAGGATCGCGGCTGCTTTCGGGCATGCAATTCACCAAGATGACCGCGAAGGTAACAGCTCCCGGTGCTGGGGAGTATCAGACGACCGGTCAGATATCTTCGCTGTTTATCGAGAATCGCGGGAGCGGCTACAATTCGGCCCCGACGATCAGTGTTTCCGGAGGAGGAGGCAGCGGGTTTACCGGACACGTAACCGTGTCTGCTCCTGGTTCACTGCTCCCCGGCATCGTCACTAGCGCGATTGTTGACACTGGAGGTACCGGGTTCACTTCTATCCCGACCGTTAACGTAAATAATACCGGAACGGGTGGAAGCGGTTTGGTACTCACGGCGGGGCTTTCTTACGCATACCAGTTCAGCGGAGCAGATGTCGGCAAGACGGTCCAGATCAACTACACGTTCTACGAGGTGACGACGAGTGAAGACCAATCCCAAGTAGTTCCCACGAATAACCTCCAATTTACGCTCTTCGTCGGTACTCCCGGACAGTCTCCTTGGGGATATCTCACTAGCAATCATCCCACGCAGGCACTGGGCTACACCAACACCGCGTATGCAGCCAACTCCGCGTTCGACCTCGGCTCCAGTGGGCTAGTCTCCAACTATGCATTCGAGGTCCAAGGATTCTTACCGCAGGGCGCGGGTATCCAAGATGTAGAGCCAAGTCTAATAGTTCAAGACTTCTTGACGAATCCGTACTACGGATGCGGGTTCATCCCGAGCGAGATCGGTCCGCTGACAGAGGTCCAAAACTACAACTTCGCTAACGGAATTTTTATCTCACCGCTACTCGATACTCAGCAACCGGCCAGCCAGTGGATATCAGATTGGATAGAAAAGTGTTCTAACGCTACATTCGTGTGGAGCGACGGAGTTTTAAAGTTGAAGAGCTTCGGGGATAAGACTGTCATAGCGAACGGTTATACCTTCACTCCCAATACGACGCCGATCTATGATCTCGATGACGACAATTGGATTACCAAGGGACCGGAGGAGCCGATACAGGTAGACAGGCCAAGCGTGCGGGACGCAGAGAACCAGATTACCATCGAATGGGCCAACCGTGGAAATAATTACAACTACGAACCGGTAACAGAGCCGGACGACAGTTCTGTGCGCTTATACGGGCTCCGTGCACGCGGCTCCGATTCCCTTCATTGCATCTGTTCCCAGCCAGTCGCACAGACGGTAGCTATCACGCAGCTCCGCCGTTCGGTTTGGATTCGCAACCAGTACGAGTTCATTATCGATTCTATCAGCTTCGCCTTATTGGAGCCGATGGACATGGTGACGCTGAACGATATCGATCTTGGACTGGTAGATCATCCGGCGCGTATACTGTCGCTCGAAGAAGACGATAACTTCCAGCTTAAGGTAACGTGTGAAGACTTTCCGTGGAGCGCCGCCAGCCCGACGCTGTACCCGAAGACCGGCGCAGCTAATCCCGGACCCGGATACTACGCGGCTCCTGGAAGCGTTAATACGCCGCAATTCGTGCAGCTACCCGAGGAGGTTACGCAGGGCAACCAATATACCGTCGCTATCGCGCTGTCAGGCGGGCCTAATTGGGGAGGCGCGGAGGTATTTGTTTCTACCAGCGGGATATCCGGACAGTACAACTCCGTCGGGAAATTCCTCGGCGTATCCACGATGGGAATACTCACGGCTAATTTGAATCCATCGTCCGATCCCGACGACACAGATACTCTGGCTGTGAATCTGTCGGAAAGCTTCGGCATCTTGCCGAGCTACACACAGGCTCAGGAGAATGCGCTGGTTCCGTTGATCGCCGTCGGTAACGAGTTACTTTCATTTCGCACCGCTACTTTAACCGCGAGCTATAACTATAACCTAACCCACCTTCGACGCGGAGCTTATGATACGGTGGACGGAACCCACGTGACCGGAGATCCGTTTTGTTTCCTCGATCCAGCTCAGTCGAGCTTCTTTGAGTACGTGTACGACGCGAGCGCTATCGGCACGACGCTCTATTTTAAGTTCTGCTCAGTAAATACAGCGGGGCAGCGCGAGGAGAATATAGCCAACGTGGAAGCGTATCCGTACTTTGTGACCGGACCTATCGATCCATATCCATGGCAACCCGCTTACCAAGTTGTAGAACCCGGCGATGCCTATTACCTCGGTGGTACCGGCAGTTTCGCGGGATTCGGAGTCCAACCGAATTACAGTATAGATGCCCAAGGCAATGGCTTCGCTAGCGTCGCGGTAAAGGGCATACCACCGATTAACGTAACGTCCGCTCTAGTAGGTCCTCCGACAATCGTATCCGCCGTTCCGGGAACGGGTGGAAGCATCCCTGCCGGGAACTACCTCGTGGCTATGAATGCGCAGGATCACAACGGCGGGCGCACGTTTGGAGTTAGCCTCTATTCCAACATAGTTCCGGTCACGGTGGCTGCGAACGGAACCATCGCGATCACGGCGACGTTCCAAGGAACCAACAACGGCGGCGACGTGTACATGGCTTCCAGCTACACGTCGGGTTGGAACTACGTTGGGCACATAATCGCCGGGGCGACCACGGTGCCGATCAACGCTTACGGAGCGGGTTCCGCTGGCGGCGTGGATACGGAGTTCGACCACTTCGGTGTTCAGCCCTTCCTCATCGCCCACGGTGGCGTGCTGGGGCAGCAGATCGTTTCGAACGGAGTCACAACCACGACGCTGAAGATTTCGGGAGCTGCTTTTACCACGAACCAGTTCGCCGGATACATCGTTAGTCTCTACGCGCACTGGGACCAGACGCGAGATGTGGAGATCGCCAACTTCTTGATCGCATCCAACACGGCGGACACGTTGACGGTTGGTAACAATTCCGCCGGAGGAACCCCGCCCGATCTTACCACGATATTCGATCCGCTGGACGTGATCGTGATTCGCTTCAAGCCGACATTCACGGCGAACGGCTTCAGCGACGCCAATCTCGTTAACACGTTCGCTCCTGCCGGGCTTACTCCCCACGCAGAAATCGGTAACTTCGCTTGGGTACTCACAGGACCGGACGCGGGAGACATACAGCAGATAGCTGATAATGATGCCACTAGCATTACGCTTTCTAACAAGTGGGCCATAATTCCTGTAAATGGGGACCTCGTGATTATCGTTGCAGGCAACGGGGTTCCGGAGTTCCATACCCCGCCAATACAAATCCCGAACAAGGTCAGTTTTAACGGCGTAGTGGCCGTTCCGAACGTGCAGAACCTCGCTAACGGTAGTTGGATCATCAAGGTTTACACGGAGACTCAGGACAATTCCCACGGTCCCATCGGGCAAGCATCTTTCCGTGAGATGTTCGTGTTTGGATTTGGATTGACTCGGACGATCAACCAGACTACCACGCAGTTGCTGACGGACGGTGTGATTCTATGCGATGCTAGCGCAGTACCGGGCGGCGACCCATTCGCACCGAACATGGCATATATGCTACTGCCGGGGGCATCGGTTCCGAAGGTACCCATTAAGGTTTGGAAGACCGATAGCAGTACGAACAAGGTTGAAGTACTGTTCTACGGACCTATCCAGCCGGGAGTAAGCTCCTCAGTCGCGCAGGAACAGGATGACGGCGGCAACGCCGAGATCGACCTGACCTCTAACATGCAGCCCGACAACGTGTGGATCGGTTCTGCTAGCGGGACTATGGTTTAACTGTTTCGGTTCCTTCAAGGGTTACTTCAGTTATATGCTCATTGTGTGAGTAGCGAACTGAGGTAACGTTAAGCTGTGTATCTTTAAGAACTACTTCTGTGAGATAGAGTTTTAACGCTTTATTCACCTCAGCGTCGCAAAGCCGTAGTGTATTTATTCCAGTCATTAAGTAACTATACGGTATCCCTATGCCAACGCCTCCTCCAGTGAAGACATTCATAACGTCCCGCAGCCCGTCGCTCAACTCCGGCGGCGGCGGTGGAGGTACGACCACGGTCACGTACCGCAGCGCTACGGTACCGGGAGCAGTGATTACCGACAGCGATTTGAAGGGAGACTTCCTCAGCGTCCATGAGTTCGGGGCGGTAGGCGATGGTATTGCTAATGACCAACTCGCTTTCCAATCTGCCGCAGACTATGCGAAGACCATCGGAGGGGCATCGATCTATGTCCCAAAAGGAACTTATCTTTTCGGTGGAGGAGCCAGCCTCAAACTCGACGCGACCTACAAGAACATAACGTTCTGGGGTGAGGGCGCATCCAGTGTCATCGTGCGCGGGAGCAACATGCCTACCGGTCAAGGATTGCTCGACCTATCTGGCGCCGGGCTCTTCTTTAGGCTCCTAACCTTCGATGGAAATCAGACGACATCGATCCAACTCGATTGGTCCACGATTACGGACCCTATGCAGGCTAACCTCGTTCTCAATTCCACTGTATGGGTCCATGGTGGCGCGAGTAACTGGGGGTTCGACCATTGCACGTTTACGCACACAGCCGGATACGCGATCTTGCTCGCTGCCTTGAGTGTAGGTGATATTGATGGATGGGATATAAGTGATTGTCTATTCATCAATAATCGTGCCCACACGTTCGGTACAGGAGGTACGAACACGTACCAGTCCTGGACAAGCGGCATTCACTACCAAGGTGACGGAACTACTTACGCAGTGAAAAACGGTAGGATACATGACAACGAGTTCAAACGCTCTCCAGGCTCCCAGATATGGGGGCACCTATACGCCTTTACCCGACTACATGAAAATATCTCGGTGGACCACTGCCTATTCGAGGACGTTGGGTTGGAAGGTGTAGAGCATGGAGGGTTAAACGGTGGAGGAGTTACCAACTGCCGGTTCCATCGTGTTGGATTCATTACCGGAAACTCTGATACCGCGACGGCTACTCCCGTATGGCTAGCAAATCACCAGTCCACGGCACTCGATACTTCCGGTCTTTGTACCAACCTCGTCTATGCCAATAACACGTTCCTGAACTGCAACGGCGGGATGCTGGACATGGACGGGTTCGGCCAGGGAACTGTGCTCGGAAACACGGGAGTGATTTCACAGCCCGGCGACCCGGAGTACTCTGAAGACCAAGTGTCGAGTTTCGGTCCTGGTGGAGCAGGTGCACAGTACTGCTACGGAATCAACTGCGACAACACTTCCGGCCAGTCTCTCGGAGGGGCTTCCAACGTAATCGCAGATAACTTCCTTAGTAAGTTCGGGGGCGGAGCGATCCGCTTGTATGCCTGTCGTAATTGTAAGATCAGCGGCAACAACGTCAACCATCTCGCATCGGGGTATCTCGCACCGCCGATTATCTACGGTCCTGTAGCTGCAGGAGCTAATTATCGCGCACAGTCCAATACAATCAATAACAACACACTGAACTGGAATCCTTCCACGATGCAGGCAGCTATTGTGGAAGACCCATCTCTCACCACGTTTTTGTCTACTGATAAGAACTGGGTGGCAGGAAATGAGTGGCTTCTCGGAAGCAACACATACGAGTTCGAGAAAGACCCGAACTCCGGCTCCGTCTCCCGCGTCATATTTTCTTCCACGGCTTCGGGCCTCACTGCCTCTTCAGAGAACTGGCTTCAGCGCGAGACTAATCTGCTACGCGTTTATAAGAATCTAGGAGGTACTTCGACTTCTTTATTAACGCTACAGGACGCGGGAACCTATGCTAGTTTTCCTCTTACGCCAGGACCATTATTGAATATTACTAATGGATCTGGAAACGGCGGAACGATCACTACCGGAGCTCGTACTACATCTGCGTTTGACGATGCACTGCTCAGCGGTAAGGGGTATTTTGACTCCATTATCTGCTTAGCAGATACTACGTATTTCGACAGCGACGCTAATCTTCTCGGGCCGACCGTAGCCATGCTTCGGTTCAAGCACACGGTGGGATATATTGAGCAGAGTATCGCCGCTACTGGAGCAGGCCCTTATGTACGGACATGGATTCCGCTTACGCTTTCGCTTACTGGAATAGCAAACAAGGACGTGCTATACAGCGTTGGCGGGACTTCTATCGGAGGCTCTAGCAACTTTATATGGACTAATACGGCACCGCAAGCACTTACTATAATAGGGGTTTCGGGCAATCCAGGTCTTAACGTTATTAATAGCTACATCGGAGCTGACGGCGGGTTCGCAGTAACCTCACCAACGCTTGGAAACTCTTACCAGTCTATTCAGAGTCCTACTGGTGGTGTTTTCTGTGCTGGAATCGGTGTTACGAGTGGAAGTGGAAAGGGAGGGTACATCGATATCCCGCCCTTATCGTACGGCGGGCTAACTCCGTATCCTGTCCCACTAACATCTGCAACTTTTGGCGGGACTGATGTTCTGTTATTCTCCTCAGCTGTTAACGGAACTGGCTTAGGTGGAAACCCAGCCCCGCTAACAACTGTAGCTCTATGTACCAATGCCTTCATGAATGCTGCCGGAGGATTCTACACAGTCCAAGCCGTGGATACAGCTATTCAGGCTCCAAATGGTGGAGTGACCGGAAGACGCGTGATATCTACCTATGACATCGTAGGAGTAGGTGTTACTTTAGGGTTTCCTCCACCTGCCGCAGGTCAAGGTAAGCTGTACTTTGATTCGAGTACTTCTCCTGGCCGTTGGATGGTAACGCAAGGAACCAATGCTGCTGTCCCCATGATAGGAGCATCGTTAGTCGGTACGGACCAGGAGGTAATATACAACGTTTCCGGTACTGCGTTCGCAGGAAGCCCGAACCTAAAATTCAATTACACGGCCCAAGCCCTCGTGGTTACGGGGATAACTTCGACAGCCGGACTTAGCGTGCTCAATGGTTACATAGCTTCCGACGGAGGATTTACTACCATATCAACGAACTATCAAGCGATACAAGCTCCCGCCGGAGGATTTTTAGGCGCGGGCATAGGAATAACCAGCGGTTCAGGGAAGGGAGGGTACATTGACGTACCCCCGATTTCTTATGGCGGACTCACGCCGTATCCTGTACCGCTAGCGTCGGCATCATTTGGTTCCACGGACGTACTACTATTTTCTGCCTCGGTAAACGGAACCGGTCTAGGCGGGAACCCCGCCCCGTTAACGTCTGTCGCGCTTTGCACCAATGCCTTCGTAAACGCGGCGGGAGGGTTCTATACGGCACAAGCGGCGGACACAGCAATCCAAGCACCAAACGGAGGAGTGTCTGGACACCGAATTATTTCCACCTATGATATCGTAGGGGTTGGTGTAGCATCGAGTTTCCCCGCTTCTGCCGCAGGCCAAGGAAAGTTGTATTTTGATTCTAGTTCCTCACCCGGAAAGTGGATGGTGACCCAAGGAACTAATGCGGCTGTTCCCATGCTGGGAGCTAGTCTCGTAGGGACTGATCAGGAAGTGATCTACAATGTATCTGGAGCGGCTTTTGCCGGTAGTCTGAACCTGAAGTTTAACTACACGGCCCAGGCGCTAAACATAACCGGGATATCTTCCACAGCGGGATTAACGGTTCTTAACGCATACGCCAGCGCGGACGGCGGATTCGTTACTTCCAACGTCAGCTACCAAGCGATACAAGCTCCTTCTGGCGGGTTCTTCGGGGCCGGAGCCGGAATAACGAGCGGAAGCGGAAAAGGCGGGTATATAGACTTGCCGCCACTTACGTACGGCGGTCTTACCCCCTACCCCGTCGCGCTGTCTTCGGCGTCTTTTGGCTCTACAGACGTTCTTCTGTTCGCCGCCGCCGTAAACGGTACCCCGACTCCATTGACTACGGTGGCTCTGTGCACAAACGCCTTCGTTAATGCTGCCGGGGGTTTCTACACAGCACAGGCAGTAGACACAGCGATCCAAGCCCCCAATGGTGGAATAACTGCGCATAGACATATTTCAACGTATGACATAGTGGGCGTCGGAGTATCTTCTAGCTTCCCTCCTCCGGCAGCCGGACAGGGAAAGCTGTATTTTGATTCCAGCTCTTCACCAGGGCGATGGATGGTGACGCAGGGTACCAACGCGGCGGTGCCGATGCTCTCTTCCAGCCTCGCAGCGGGCAGCGTGAATCAAGTCCAGTATTGCGGCGTCAGCAACGCTTTCGCCGCATCCCCCAATTTAACTTTCTCCAATAATCCAGGAATCCAAAACCTATTAACCGTGTTCGGTATTTCCGGCACGGCAGGGATAGCGGTCGGCGCGGGTTATGTCCAGAGCGACGGCGGATACCTCGTCACTAATACGAATACGCTGTGGAACACTGTTCAGACTTCGGGTGGGGCGAAGATCGGAAACGCACTTCAATTGGGACCTATGATTTTATCCGATCAGGGTTCTATCGGGAACAACTTTTTGATTCAGGGGGCTGCCGTCGGGGTTGTTAGTTATGTTGTCGATGCATATGATAATACAGGGTTCGTGCCGACGGTTCCGGCGATAGTGGGGCGGCGGATCGTAGCATCTTCTACAGCAGGTCCGTGGAGCCAAACTCCCAGCGGGGCCGGACTATTTACTTTCGGCGGGCGGGGATCATATTCCGGTTCCCCAGGCGGAGTAACAGCAAGTAATAGTGCGGCAATCACATTCGCCGCCAGCGAAAACTGGACCAGCGCGAGCAACAATGGCGCTGAGATCCAGTTCGCCACGACCCCCAATGCTAACGGTCCCGGAGCGCGGGCCACTCGGGTCTACATCCGTAATACGGGAACCCTGGAGATCATGAACGGGATGTATGCCCACTTCGGGATGCAATCTGATGGGTTCATATCATTCTTACCAACGGTGAGTACTCCGAGTATTCCGAGTTCTGGCTATGCGGCACTGGTTCCGAACTCCGGTTCTGTTTGGTGGTACTATAATCCGAGTACGTTAACGTGGAATACGGTGAACTTCGCGGCCAGCTCGGGAGGAGTTACATTTATCAACCTACTCAATGGCTCAGTAGGGATAGTCCAAGGAACTGGAGTTACGGTCACTACGTCTTCTCCAAATATTACGATAAGTATCGGACAGCCCGTAAACACAACGGCAAATGTGACGTTCCAATCTATGCAGAGCCAGAATACCGGAGCGTCGATAACATTCCAAAATACGAATTTCAATTTCCAAGTTGATGGAAATGGAAATATCAGTGCGGCGGGCAGCGTGAATGTTACGACTTCTGCTTCGACATATAAATTACAGGGAGCTGTTATGATAAATACCGCTGGGCAATTCGTGGGGCCAGGGGTTAACGTCGGGAGATTCAACGGTGTAGGTGCGCGGGCTTTCAATCCTTACGACTCTGGAGGCACGCAGCACTTTGGAGCGGACTTCACTTTCCAGGATGCAACTCTCGCAACCCACACGGTGATCGGCGGCGTACTCGTAAGCTAAAACCGTATAGTTAATTAGAGAAGGTGTAGGTTTGAATCCTACCCGCCCCGGACAACCCGGAGCGGTGGTGTAACGACAGCATATCTCCCTAAACAACTATGAAACTCCCGCTC